TATTAAGGAATGGCTGGTGGTCAATCGGCAATGGCTGGCTTCCAATATATCGGACGCACTGTCCATTGCAGGCCGTGCTTTGCAACGCGCTGGGGAGTTTGCGCAGTTCATGCTGCACGGGCTCAAGCGTCTGCTAGGTGTACTAGACCCGTTCCAGCGTAAGTTGCTACTTGTGACCGGTATCATGGGTTTGTTGTCGATGTTTCTTGGGATGTGGCCGGCGCTGGCTATTGCTGCGTTTCTCGCCATCGATGACATCGTGGGTTTTTTTGAAGGCAAGCAGTCGGTCACAGGACAAATGGTCGAATGGCTCAAAGAGCTATACGAGCAGCTCGTGGCGGCGCCTTTTGATCCGAGGGATTCCTGGTACGTGAAACACCTCCAGTTATTCGCCAAAGCTATTGATTGGGTGTTATCTTCAATAGACAAGCTATTTCGGAAGCTGGCAGGCCCTGTAGGTGATCTTATCTACGGTAGAGGACCTTTCTCATTGGAGAAGCTGCAGAATTTGACCAAAGCTCTTCCAGGCGCCGAGGAGGCGGACGAGTTAGCGGGTAAGTTTGAGGAGGCTCATGTAAAGGCAGCAAAGGGAGTATTGGGCTGGATCAACAACATACTTGGGGTGGAGGCTTTAAACCGCCTGGGGAGCCAGGTAGGTGCAGGCAGCCCCGAGACAGCAAGACAGGCGGCAGTCTCTGCAAAGGGCCCGTCGGTGCAGAGTAACGTGACCATCCAACAAACCATCAGCCCGCCGGCCGGCACGAGCTCTGCCGAAGTGGCTGACATGGCCGGACGCAAGGCGGCCGAGGGTGTATCCGCCGCAGAGAGACGCGAGGCCATGCGTGTTTTTGCGCCGCAGGTAGAGGTAGTCGGGCAATGACCAACGTATTGCAAGGTCTCAATGTGCGCTATTTGTTTGTCGATCAGACGAACGCGCCGGACTACGACTACGTGTCTTTTGATGCGATATCCGAAAGTACCAATCGGCGCATGGCGGATGTCACGCAGCACCCGGTAGAAGAGGGATCCATCATTGCCGATCATGTCAATACGCAACCACGCGAGCTGGATATGATCGGGGTGATATCAGGGGTTCCGACGAGCCTTTTGGCCTGGGCCTCGCGGCCGTCCACGTATGTCTACGACTCTTACGATAGGCTGCATCAATGGATGACGAACAAAGCCAACCTGTTGATCTTCGCCGTTGACGACTATTACGAGAGCATGCAGCTTGTCGGTATCGAAAGAGGTCACGACCATACCAAAGGCAAGGCAGCGCACCTGCATCTGACCTTCAAGGAGATAAAAGTGGTCAGTACGTTGACCGTGGATGCACCTACGCCTAAGACGGCAAGAGGGGCCAGCAGAAAAGCAAAGGGACAGAAGGCCACAAAGACGAGCACATCTACCGAGGCCAACGAGACCTTGCTCATATCGCTCGGTAATCTGCTGGGAGGCTGACATGGCTCTGGTGCTCCCGTTAGATTCTGTCGATCCTCACTACACGGTCACGGTCAAGTTGGAGGGTGTGCGCTACCGTCTGGGTATGGACTGGAACGCGCGCGAGGAGGCCTGGTATTTATCGGTGGCGCAAGAGGATGGCACCGCGATCGCGTCTGGGTTGCGCGTGGTGCCGGATTGGCCTCTGCTGAGAAGAGTCGCCGACAACGCAAGACCTCCTGGCGAGATCGTGTTTCGCAATACCAACGCTGATGATACCGAGCCTGGTAGGCAGGACATAGGGGAGATCTTTGTCCCTCTCTACTATGAGGAGGATGAGCTGTGACCTTATTTCGCCGCACATGCGTAGCCAATCTGGGCGGCATTGAGGTAACGGACCTGCGCCAGCAGTTCAAGGCTGATCACACCAGCGACAGCACACCGAACAAGCTGCAATACACTGTGTATAATCTGTCACCTGATAGTCGGGCAAGACTCTCACAGGAAAAAGACCTCACTGTACAAATCGAGGCGGGGTATGTCGACGGGCAGACTGATGTGGTTTTCTACGGCGACATCGAACGTGTGGTGCAGACAGGTGATGGTAATGACTGGATTACCCGCCTAGAGTCCGCGGATGGGGGCAGGACACTGCGTGCGGCAAAGGTTTCTTTTTCGTTCAAAGAAGGCACCAAAATTATTGACATGATCAAGCAGGTCGGCAAGCAGGTTCTCGTCGATGTCGGCAACTTGGCCGACTTGTCGCAGTCTGATTTTCAGCGCCGGGTGGAGGAGTACGCCAACGGCGATGCCATATTCGGCAAGGCGAAGGATGTGCTAGACAGCTTGTGCAAGACGGGGGGATTGGACTGGCGCGTGCAGGATGGCGCCTTAGAGGTGACCAAAAAAGGACAACCTTACGGCACAGAGGCTGTGGTGCTTGCGCCGGATTCAGGACTCATAGGCTCGCCGGAGCCTGGCGAGGAGGGCAGGGTGAGGGCTGTAACCCTGATACAACCCGGGCTCAAACCGAGGCGCAAGGTCAGGCTGGTGTCGGCATCGATTGACGGTCGGTTTATGGTGTCCACGGTCAGCTATACCGGTGACACGCATGGTACCGACTGGTATGCTGTCCTGGAGATGGTGCCGTTGTGACAGACAAAGGATCCACACCCAGCCTGGCGGAGGTGCTGCAGGCTGCTCTCGACAGCTTCAAGGGGCAGCTGCACGTAGCCATGCCTGGGATCGTAGTGTCCTATGATGAGGCGAAGCAAAAGGCCAACGTACAGCCGCAGGTCAAGAGCTTGATCATTGATCAGGACGGCAACGAGGAATCGTTGTCCTTGCCGGAGCTGCCATCGGTGCCCGTGGTTTTTCCACGCGGTGGTGGTTTTTTCGTGTCGTTCCCACTGCAGCCAGGGGACCAAGTTCTGCTCGTGATTTGTGATCGCGAGCTCAACGTGTGGAAAAGCAAGGGAGGTGACATGTCGCCCCAGGATCCACGCACGCATCATCTTGCGGATGCTGTGGCTATCCCCGGGTGCTATCCTTTTGCCGATGTGCTCACCGATGCGCATGCATCCAATATGGTATTGGGCAAGGATGGCGGCGCGCAGGTGCATGTCAAAACCGATGAGATTGATCTGTACGAGGAAAATGCCGCGGATTTCGTGGCGCTTGCGACTGATGTGAAGTCTGAAATAGAGGCTTTGAGGAATGCCGTGAATTCCAATGTGGCGATATTTAATGCGCATACTCATCTGTATTTACCAGGACCAGGTGGATCCACACCTACAGCTCCTCCCGCTACAGCAGAATCAAGTCCTCCTGCTGTGGGGGATGTTGCAGCCACGAAGGTAAAGGCCACCTGACATGGACCTCAAGCTCGACAGCACAGGCGACTTGGACACCACCGGCGGCGAGCTGTCGCTTGTCACAGGGGCCGATGCGATGGCGCAGCAAGGCAAGATGCGTTTGCGCATGCTGCTCGGCGAGTGGCATCTGGATCAACGCCAGGGTATGCCTTGGTTGCAGGTCATTCTAGCGGTCAAACCTTTCCCTTCGGAGTACGCAGTATCGAAGATTCGGCAGGCTTTGCTGGGTGTCCCGGGGATAGTAGGGGTGCGCAATCTTTCCGTCACGCCTGAGGCGTCGACGCGTCGAGCATACGTGTCGTTCGAAGCGGTAGGTGACGAAGGTCTGCCTGTTTCGTTTGAGGAGTTTGTCCTACCATGAGCGGCGTCGAGTCTACAGGGTTTGTTACTGAAACAACGGCTGAGATCTTGGCCGAGCTGCAGACGGCTGTCAAGGATGCATTGGGTGCCGAGATGAACACCGAGGCCGACTCGGTGATGGGTGTCATTCTGGGCATCCTAGCGGATAAGTACGGTGAGCACTGGGAGGTAATGCAGGCAATATACTCCGCCAGGGATCCGGACGCCGCTGCGGCGGCCGCGCTGGATGCCGTATGCGCTTTGACAGGCACAGTGAGAGAAGCTGCCACCAAAAGCGATGTGACCGTGACCGTTACATGTACAGGCGTCGTCAGTGTGGCGGTGGGTAATTTCGTCGTCAGCGTGGACGGCAACCCGGACGCGCGCTTTGTGAATGCAGAGGCGATCACAGCCGGCGGCGCGGGTGACGTGGACGTGCTGTTCGAGGCGGAGGAGGCCGGCACGGTTGTGGCGAATGCCGGCACGTTGACCGTCATAGAGACACCTGTGGCCAATATCTCCGCCGTGACCAATGCATTGGATGCTGATACCGGCAACGAGACGGAGGGTGACACGGCCTTGCGCACCAGGCGCTTGGTGGAGCTGGAAGCGGTCGGGGCCGGGACGTTCGACACGGTCAAGGCCCGTCTGGCTCAAGCAGATGGTGTGGAGCACAGCACTCTGTACGAAAACACATCAGGCGTAATAGATAGCAACGCCATTCCTGGCCACCACATGTGGCCGATAGTTTATGGATCGCCCATGCCTGACGGGGACGACGTAGCCCAGGCGTTGTGGGATGCGAAACCAGCCGGCGTAGGCGTGCACGGATCTTCCAGCGGAACCGCGACGGATGCGGAGGGTAACTCCCAGACTGTGAACTACGACGAAGCCGCAGTGATCACGGTACATGTGGCTATAGCAGTGAGCACGGATGCAGATTTGTACCCTACTGATGGTGATGATCAGATCAAGGCCGCTATCATTGCCGCAAGGGAAGCTTTTATCACAGCTCAAGACGGGCAAGGTATCGGCTTGGATGTTTACTCGGAGTTGCTCAAAGCCGCGGCATTCGAGGTAGCAGGTGTCATAGACGTGACTACTTGGACGATAGACACGATCGATCCGCCTGTGGCTTCTGCTAATATCACCATAGACGTGGATGAGTTTGCCTACTTCGATACGGCAAACATAGACGTGACGAGCTGAGCATGGCACTCGAGGAGATCACCAACCACGGGGACCTGGCTGTAGAGTTACTACTCGAACAGCTCAAGGACGAGACGAAGCTGGAAGCTTTTCTGCG